GTCTGCAAGGAGTCGCAATGCCTGTGTCGTTGAGTCAACATAATCATCATGCTTAATCGATCGTTCACCATGAAAGCTGCAAACCTGCGCCATTAAGGGCTCAGCCCAAGTGCGAGGCTGCCCCGGTCGTTTTTCGGATTCTACCACCCAAACGTGCCCATGTGCGAATAAATGTGAAACAGCGTGAAGTCGCTGTAGCTTATCTGCATGCCCCGGGTTGTATGGGTATGACAGCAAGTCTTCACGAGCCAGCATTTGGCGCAGGCTGATGCCTGACCCCTTGTCCTCAATGATGAGCAAGTCAGGGCTACGTCCGCCAAACATTGATTGCCTAGGTCCTACCAATGGCGCAATCATTGGCTTGGTGTCATCATCCCCATAGCGTACCTTGTATTCCTTCTTCACACGCTCAATCAAATCGGGCAAACCAAGGTGATCTTCCCAACAATCAAGCAAAAGGAAATTAGGCTTCTTCTCATGCCGGAACATGCCCCACACTGAGCATGCAGTGGGGTCTGGGTCGTGATTCTTTCGATCGACAGACTTTTCGGTGAACGCTGTGTCAAGGCTCATCACGATGTACTCAAACCCAGGCAGCGGCTTGTCTTTGGACCACAACTTCCACCACGCACGCTTAATGATGCCTGACTCTTCTGGATCAAGTATCTCAGCGTGAATCTCTTGGCGACCTAATTGCGTGCCTTCATATTGCAGGATCTGAGCACGGAACGTAGGCGCCAAGTTGGCAAGATTGGAGTATGTGCTTGCAGTAGTACACACAACATCTTTGCCATTGCGCTTAATCAAGTCGTTTATCAACGGCTTTGGCTTTGGCGTAGTGGTGCATAGCAATTGAGGCCTAACGCCTAATCGCAGGCCAAATTGAATCATGTCCCACGCCTCATCAAGGTATTCCCATGCAGCAAGCTCGTCGCACCAGCCGCCATGGAATTGTGGTCCGCGGAATCGTTCAGGTTCTGAAGCCGCAATGCCTTTGAGCACTGACCCATTGATCAACTTAATCTCATGCAAAGAACGTGAGTATGAGCTAATAAGCTCGTTTGGTATCACACTCATAAGACCGGAATCGCCTTCAAAGCACACATCACGTATGTCGCCGGATGTAGGCGCTGACACGAGCCAACGACTGTTAGGCAATGACCATGCATTCCACCACGTCGCCTCAGCTGCTGATCGAGTTTTGCCTGCGCCTCGACCTGCGAGCAATAGCCAAAACGTCCAGTCTGCGCCTGCAGGAGGAAGTTGGTGTGATAGTGCGATGGATAGCCACTTAACTCGAGCTTTCATTGCCGCCTTGTATTCAGGCGGTAGCAGGTTGAGGTCAGGCCCTGACTTCAGTCGCTTGGTGAGAATGTCAAGAACTACTTGGCTTGTCATCCGCTTGCCTTGCAGCCAGAAGGTCATTCATCAGGCTCTGTGAAAAGTCCACAACGTGGTCTACTTGTATGGGCCCATCATTCTTGCCCACAACTTCTACTTTGGCGTTCTCACGATATTGCTCTGGGAATCTTGCAGCCATTGACCGCGACCAAAGTCCGGTGTTCAGTCTCGCTCCGCCAGGGTTTTCAATGATGTGAGTCTCGGCGAGGAGTTCCCAGTGAGCAAGCGCATCTTGTCGTGCGTTTGCCAAGGCGGCCCGAAAATCTTCGTGAACAGCTTCCCAATTCTCGAGATTGCTGGGCGTGATGCCGAGTTCTGATGCAATAGCCCAGCGTGATTTGCCGGCTCTGCCTAAAGGCTCGATCAACGGGACAAGCGCAGGATCGTACTTTGTGGGACGACCGAGAAACTTGCCGTTCTTGGAGGGTGTCTTTGTTGCCATGTCGCGGATTGTAAACACATTTGCAAAAGTCTGTAAACTGCTGCCTTCGATCCCACGGGTAACAGCAACAGGTAACAGTAGGCAGAAACTCTAGTATAGATATATATATATATATTAAAATATCTTTTATATTTATACTGTTACCTACTGTTACCATGTTATTTGTCAATCGAATCAACAACTTATCGGGAAACAGTCAGGTAACAGGTAACAGTTAGAATGTCCCATTGTTCTCAATTTCCCGTGAAAGAGCACCTTCTGTACTCGTGACAATCAGCGGCCAATTGATCGCTTTTGCTGCTGTTACCTGCGGAGCTGTTACCTGCCCTTTACGTGTAATGAACGCCGTATAGCGTGATGCCTTCCCATTGACCTTGATAAGCTTGCTTGGCTCTATGTCCCCATGCGGCTGTAGCGCTTTACGAATGTATTGCGTTTTGGCGCGGTTATCATGGCCCCAACGTTCGCATAGCACAGATAGTTGCGCCGGAGTGAATGCCGCTATGCCATCCAGATGCTCATCAGTCCACGCGGCGAGGTCGGCTGCAAAGGATTCCAAAGGTGTCTTTGACAACTGGATGGCGACCTGCTTATAGCTGGTCATTGGCGCTGGTGCGTAGTGATCAAATCCACTAAGATCCCGACTCATATACCAATTAAGCACAGCCGAAAAGCCTGAGCCATTGTTGGCACGTGCCCACTTCATCATTGCACCAACACGTTCTAGTATGTCCTGTTGACTGAATGTTGGGCACTTGTAGATTGCTTCTCTTCGCGAAGAAGCTCCCATATGAGTAATGTAAGGCTTATTAGATGTGAATACATAATTCACGTAGTTCTTAACAGTGTATTGCGCGCCATATTTGTTGTTGATCGTGATTTCCTTGCCGGTGATTAAGTTCTTTAGCTTTGCTGAGTGGTCGTCACGATCTGATGAAGGCTCATTCACAACAACAAACACTTTGCCTTTCATTGCGCCGTTGAAGTTGCCAAATAAGTCGTCTGGCCCCAACGTAGCAGCAGGTGCATTCTCACCAAGCCCAAGCATCTCAGCTACAAACTCTGGTATGGCCGACTTACCCATACCTTCCATGTCGTGGATAAATTGTGGTGTTGTGTTGTTACGCCGCCAAGGGTATTGCACGACATTGGCTACCCAATCATGCCAGTAGTCTACAAAAGCTGGCTCGGCCTGAAAAAAGTAGTTGCAGAACTCAAGATATAGCGCCGGATCCCCGGGTATAGGCTCATAAGCCCAGTCTTTGAAGAGGTTGTAGCATCTATTAGGCGTGATTTGAAGCCCTTGGTGCTCAGGATACATGCCAACATGATCAAGTTTACAGCACCTAGCCCATTTCTTGTACTCATCTATGAGTTGCACCTCTTTAGATGAGGTGGCGCCGTTTTGCTTTTGTATGATTTGTATGAAGTAATGCTGTGCCGAGTCGATTCTTGCTTTATTCCAGTTTAGGATTAAGCCATCCTTGAGTCTAATCACGTCACCGTTGTATAAAGCGTACTGCGTTTTGAACTCATACAGCTTGGTTTCAAGCGTGTCGATGCCGTTCATCACCGTCGATGTAGTGGTAAGCACCTGCCCAAGGTTACCCCCACCAAGCAAGTGATCATCAATCGCGTATTTATTGCCCTTACCAGGGCCGAATCTACCCACACGGCAAAGGTGGACCTCAGCACCAAGGCCTCGAAGCGTGACTGCAAGCTTGGTTTCAGCCATGCCAACCTGCTCGTTAGGCTCGCCGCTGTCTTCCTTGCCGTCGTAATCAAACACAATGTAGACCTTGCGGTGCTTCTCTTGGAAGCTGGTTTTGCGTTGCCAATAGATCTTCATCAAATCGGCGTGGAGATGTAAGCCTGATCTGTCAGTCCATGATGTAACGCCTGCCAAGCCTAAGGCCGCGTACGGCAGTTGGTCAGCAACAATCTGCTTGGTCAGTTGCCATGCCTTGAACTCCCCTTCTGTGATGATGATGGGTATATCTACATCCTGCGCAATTTGTTTCCAGTTGGTAGTTGGTGGGAAGTAGATATGACTGCCACTGGCCCTTGCCTGTGAGTACTTCATCTTGCTTTTTGGCATTAGAAGCCGCACACGATTAAAGCCGGTGAGTTGGCCATCAACGCCGTGGTAGGGCAACTTAACAGACCACTCCTTGGTATGACCTAATAGATCATAGGTGGCCTGCGGATCAAGGAGTTCTAGTCCAAGCGATTGAATATCTTGATCTGAGAATTGCCTTGTTGTGATGAAGTTTTGATATAATTGCTGTGGTTGTGTTGTTTGGGCTGCGAAACCTGATGACATATTCAATTCTCAATGTGCATTGACAAAGGCCCTGTATAGCTACATGCAGGGCCTTTGTTTTTGGTTGTTGCGTGATGGGTAAAAAGCCTTATGGGCGTTGGGTTTGGAGGCTGCTGCAGCCTTGGTGTGTTCATGTCAATAGTCACAATGTCCTCACAGGTGTTGAAGTGTATGAGCCCCTATAGCTCGGTGCCAAGGCTCAATGCTATTATATTGGCAGGCCTGCACCGTGTGACATGTGTCACACAATAAAAGTTTGATGTATAGTTCACTTGTACTTTGATTATTGAAAGGAATACAAATGACCGCACCCACACCGCCTGACCTTGTTTTTGACATTGACATTAGACTTGTCGATGATGGCTACAATTCCATACACTATGAAATTATGTGGTGGAACCCAGTCAAATTTAATTTGCGCGTACACTTTGATAGTGTGAGCCATCAACTCAAAAAAGCTGAAGTATTAGAAGGGGACTAACCATGTGGGATGTAGTTGTGACTGTAACGTTGATGTTGTTCGGCGCGTTCGTTGTGATTGCATTTGGTGCAATCCTTATTTGTGCCTTGTACTTAATACAAAATGGAGATCGAGATGACTGAAGAAGATGAAGCGTTCAACGACATTGAGCGACAGGCGCAACAGCGCAAGGAAGCTGTGAAGGCGGCATTGCGTAGAGCAAGTGATGATGACGACACACAAGTTTATTTGCGCACATGGGTAGTGCTGACGGATGAGGAGATTGAACAATCCTATGAAACAACTGGGCATTATCAAAAACTAAGATCACAAGACAGGTTTGCGGTGTATGCGTTAGCCAGAGCGGTTGAAGCCAAACTCAAGGATAAGAATACATGAGTTATATCGTAGCAGCATTGCCGCCCATCAAATGTTTTGTGAAGCG